GTGGCGGCGTTCAGTTGTCTGATTTGCCTGAGTCTGTCCAAAACCTTGTTTCAGTTATTGAAAAAGAAACAACAAGCACAATCAAAGATAATATTGGAATATATGTAGACGCCAAAGACACTGATCTTGGGCAGGACTACTCTCGTGCTCAAAACGAAGCCAATGGAAATGTTGGCTTGGTTAATTCTTTGAATGGATATGGCGAGAATAATGCTCAAAACAGAAACAGACTGGATCAAGCATTTGGGATTCCAGCTATTGGTGGTTATTTTTTAACACAAGAGGGATTTGATAAGTTTCCTCAGTTTGCGCAAGCATATGTAACAACTGGATTTGTTGGCGAAAATCTTTTGGATACGGCCCAAGCTGTAGCTGGTGGCGGTGCTAATCTTAATGGAGACCAAATTACTAAGTTCTTTCAGATCTACGACAATCTTAGGAATGAAGCGGCTGCACTTGGACATACTGTTACTCCGTGGGACAGGAGTTTGTCTAAAGAAGAAGTAGCGACATTAGATGCTGTTAATGAAGTTATTAAAAACTCTGTTGGCACATTGGAAGCGCCAGAAGTTTATTCACGCATGATGGAGAATCTTTCCTTCTCTAATCGCAAAGACTTTAATGAAAGAATGTTGCAAGTCACAGGCAGTTTTGATGGCATGTCTATGCTCAAAGACATGTTTGAAACTAATCTTGCTGCGCGGACATACTTTCAACCACTAGTTAAATATTATGTTGCTGGTGGCATGAGTGAGTCTGGGGTCAGAAAAATTATTAATGATACATTTGACCGTCAGTTTGTTGAGACAGAAGGATATGTTGTTGATCCATCTGGCGGAAGAAATCTTGGGGAATCATTCCGTTCAGCATTTAGCATGGCTAAATTTATTCCGGGCGGCAGTGATCGAATTACTGCTGCACGAAATATAAACACTTACTTAAAAAGCCAAGGCATTAATGCGTACATTCCTAGACAAGAACGACTTCCGCAGGAATTGGTACCTTTGCTAGGACTATCATTGCGAGATGCTGATATATTAGATCGTGCAGATATAGGCATAGATAAAAATGCTACACCTGTTTTTTTGTATCCTGTGGCTGGCAATGCAACTGGCTCTGGTGAAGACGTCCGTTATCAGCTTGTGACAATAGAAAATGGTGCTATGAGCATTTACATGCACAAGCAAGAAATTAATGGCACTGTTGTTGATAGGCCTATTTATATCAACATGATTGATATTAAGAATAGCTTGCGTACAGAGACAGAAGAAGAGATGCAGTTTAATTTGGACAACTTCGCATTTGATCCATCGCAGACTGATTTGTATCGCAATCTTCCGTCATCAATTCTGGATAATATGTAATGGAATATAATCCATTTGTTCATAACTACAGGTTCTATGGGGCAACAGATACATCTGAGTTGCCCTCTTTTGCAGATACAGTAGGCGCTACATTGGGTTATCAATATGCGCCTTTGTTAGATTTTATTGCTAACAAAGTTAATTACGGATTTGAATCTGACCCAAACTATGTAGCTACAAATGACATGGAAGGGTATGAAACATTTAAAGATCAGCTTGTTCATGCGCAAAACGCAGAACACATGCAGGATCTAAAGGATCAACTTGATGCAAATTTAAAGCGTCGTAAAATTCTTGCTGAGTCATCTATTGGTTCACAATTTTTTGCCGGGTTATTTGACCCGGTAAACTTTATTGCATTGCCATTTGGTGGTGCTGCTGTCGGTGTTGCGCGTTCTGCGCTTCGTACAGGCGCGTCAGTGGCCGCAATACAATCTGCGCAGGAAGCCTACCGCTATCCTCTTGATCCGCTTGCTACCCCCGCAGAAAGCGCAATAAACATAGGTTCAGCATTTGCTGCTGGCTCTTTGCTTGGCGGCGCGTTCTCTGTGCCTATTACAAGACGTGCTGCTGCAATCAGTTCTACAACGGATCAGCTTAAAAGACTTGAAAGCACATTAAATCCAAAGGCAGACCCAAAGCGTCCGGCTGCTACAGATGAGCGTCCTTTCTCACAGCTTGTGCCTGATGAGATTGAATCAATTATTAAAATGTCGCCAGCCAGAATTAATGCTTCTCAGAAAGCTATTAAAGAAATGCGATCTGAGCTTCAGCTAGCAAAAGCAGAGCTTGATGGCGCAACAACAAGAGCCGATAAAATGGACGTCGGACGAAAGGTTAAGTACCTTGAGTCTCGTATTGAAGGCACGATTGAGACACTAGATAGAACTCAAAAAGAACTTAGTTTTGCTAACTCGGAACGCATATTCCGCATTAAAGAAGAAGTTGAAACAACAATATCTGATCCATATGCTATTGCCAAATCTGCTTGGACAGATGGTGTTATGTATCAGGGTGTAACAACACCAGTTAAAAGAACACTTCAAAATAAAAAAGTACCCGACTCTACAAAGCTAACAACTGTAAAATTAATTGGCGATTCTGGCACATTGCTCAATGTTAACAGGCATGGTGGCAAAGCTGGTGCTAGCGTTTATCAACGCGCACAAACTAGAAATGGTGAGTGGGTACAGATAAACGATAAACTTATTGGACTCTATGAACGTGAATACAAAATGGGTCCACAAATGTTTCCTGATGTTGATGTTCGATCTAAGGCCCAAGCAATACAAAACTTTGCTGGCAAACAAGTGCGTACTTATCAAGACTGGATTACAGATGTAAACAGGAAGCGCATTAAAAATGAAAAGCCTACTTCTGATGCTGAAGCAGAAGCTATGAAGGCTATTGAAGATTATTACACAACATGGGGTGAGCGTCTTGAAGAAGTAGGTATGCTTGGCGGTGAAAAGTATTACACACGCCAAATGATCTGGATTGAACGTGACATTGCTAGACTGCAAAAAGAAATAGTAGATCTACAAAAGACTGTAGACTTTCCAGAAGGCACAAACATCTCTGAGAAAGAGATGACTAAAAAGCAAAGACGTTTGTTCTATCGGCGTGAAAGGCTAAAAGCATTAGAAACAAAAGCAGCTAGCCTTGAAGGCGAAATAAAGATGCTTCAAGAAAACCCTATAATGCCGCCTAATGAAAAGGTGTTTAATCCACGCTACTGGGACATTGAAGCAATACTGGCAAACAAAGAGCAGTTTTTTAAGATACTCTTTGATTGGTATAAAAAGAATCCAGAAGTGTATGTTTTTGAAGAAGCATCAAATAAGTTTGTTAAGAAAACTCTTAGCACTAGAAACAGCGCTGTTGAAAAGCGTGTCAACGATACAATAGAAACCATCACTCAAAGAAAAGATGCTCTGCATGAAGAGCAATCTTTTTATGGTGGTGGCAAATCCAAGCATTTGCGTCACAGAGAAATTGATATACCAAACGAATTGGTTGTCGATTTTATTGAGAACAACCCAATCAATGTAATGAAAACATACAACCAGCGCATTGCGCCTCAATATGAGTTTGAGGTTGAGTTTGGGCGTTCTATTGATGATTTGCTATTAGATGAAGATCTAATAATGGTTGATGCTGGCATGTCTTTGCAAGAGCGTAATGCTGTTCTTAGAGATCTGCGTCATTCTTATGAGCGTGTAACAACTAAAGTGTTGCGAGATCCTAACTCGTGGGACCAGCAAACTGCTACAGTTCTAAAAGATCTGGCAATGCTTAACTATCTTGGCACTGCTGGTCTGGCTACCTTGCCTGACTTTGCTAAGATTATGATGGAGCATGAAATTGGCTCTATAGCTAAGGGGTTGTTTGGCGTACTAAACGATCACAAGGTTAGGCTGTCAGCAAGTGAAGCTAGGAAAGCTGGTGAAGCAATAGAGATATTGATGGGCGATGCTCATCTTCGGCTAACTGAGTATATGAATAATAATCCACTTAATACTGGGTTTATGAATCGAGTTCGATCTGGGTTCTTTATGCTCAATGGTCTTGCTCCAATGACCAATATATTTAAACGCTTTGATGCAATTATGCGTGGTCACACTTTAATTGATGGTGCAATGAAGTGGGCCAAAGGGATTGATGCTGACGGCAAACCAGCAACCATTACTAAGCAAGAAATGGAATACTTGCTGCGTTACAACATTGACCTAGAAGATGCCAAGAAGATTGCAGAGTCTCCTTGGGAAAAGACTGAGAATGGTTTGTACCTGCCCAACACAGACAAGTGGGCAGATGATGCTGTTAGGTTCAACTTTAGAACCTCTATGAACAGCGGCATTATGAACACTATTCTTATGGGTACGCCAGCAGACAAGCCGATTGCAGTTGATGGCGTGTTCTACATTCCTTATCACATTGCCAAGAAGTTTAACATGGATGAAGATCCGCAGTTCCGTGGGTACGCAAGAGTTGAGAACGCTTTGCTTGGGTTGCCATTCCAGTTCATGTCTTACAGCTTTGCTGCTGCAAATAAGATTACTGCTTCTCTTGCTCACGATCAGGTAAAGAACAGGGCTGTTGCTGTTACTGCGTCTTTGGGGCTTGGCTATATGTCTTTGTCTTTGAAGCAACCTGATTTTGTTATGGATAAGATGTCTTTTGCAGATAAATTTGCAAGGTCATTTGATGCTAGTGGCATTGCATCTTTGTACAGTGATTTGTTTTATACAGCGATGAGTACATCGCTTGCCCTTGGTGGACCTAATATTGGTATGGGCATTATCAATCCTAAGTTTCCCCAAGATCAAAACTTTGCCGATGCTGTTACAGGCATAGCTGGTGCTGGCCCTGCTTACGCAGTAGATGTAACAAGAGCAGTAAGCAAAATGCTAACAGGTGATTTTGATCAGGGTCTTTATGAGTTTACAGGCAGATTGCCATTTGCATCAGCTTTGATATGGAATGAAGAAGTCAAAGAATTGCGGCAAGCATTGCGCGGTGGACGTTATTAAATAGAAAGAGTAGGATTGCGTCATGACAATCAACCTTGCAGACAACACACCTCGCGTATCATACGCAGTAGCAGCCGGGGTTACACAGACCTCGTTCACTGTATCATTTGAGTTTTTTGATGATGCAGATCTGAATGTGTATGTCGATGGAACACTCAAGACGCTTACTACAGACTACACAGTCACTGGTGGTGACGGCGCTACTGGTTCTGTTGCAATCTCTGTTACCGGTGCTGCTGGCGGTAGCACTGTGGTTATTACTCGTGACATTGATCTTAAACGGACTACTGACTTTCCTGCATCTGGGTCGTTTCAAATTGGCTCACTAAACACTGAGCTTGATAAGTTGATTGCTATTGCTGCTGACCTTGATGATAAGGCATCACGCGCACTACAGCTTACTGATTTTGATACAGCCGTCTCTCTTGTGCTGCCTGATGTAAACACGCGCAAGGGCAAAACTCTAGCCTTTAATGCTTCTACTGGTGCTGTTGAGGCTGGGCCAAGCACATCTGATGTGCAAACTGTGTCTGCTACAGCCGCAGACATTGCAACGCTAGCTGACATTGAAGACGGCACAGATGCTACTGACGCTATTCAAACGGTGGCTGGTATTAGCAGCAATGTAAGCACGGTTGCAGGTATAAGCAGCAATGTAACAACAGTAGCTGGCATTTCATCTAATGTAACAGCGGTAGCTGGTGATGCTAGTGATATTGGGACTGTTGCTGGGTCGATTGCCAACGTAAACACTGTGGCTGGCATCGATGCCAATGTGACTACTGTCGCTGGCATCAGCAGCAACGTGACAACGGTTGCTGGCATATCGAGTGATGTGTCGTCTGTTGCAGCCAAGGCATCGTTTATTACGGCAGACTTTGTTTCTGATCTAAATACACTGGCTGTTACCGATGTTGTAAATGACATCAACACACTTGCTACAAGCGACATTGTTTCTGATCTGAATACACTGGCCACCAGTGACTTTGTTGCAGATCTAAATACTCTTGCTACAGCAGCCATTGTCTCTGACATGGACACACTGGCAGACATCTCGGCCAACATCACGACAGTTGCCGGTGTTTCCTCTAATGTAACCACGGTTGCAGGGATTAGCAGTAACGTTACTACAGTCGCTGGTATTAGCAGTGACGTAAGCACTGTAGCTGGTGACAGTTCAGACATTCAGACTGTAGCAAGTAACATTGCCACCATTGCAGCCAAGGCAAATGCTGGCGCAAACTCTGACATCACATCTCTCTCAGGCCTTACCACGGCATTGTCTGTGGCACAGGGCGGCACTGGCGCAACGACAGCAGCGGCAGCGCGGACAAGTCTTGATGTAGATCAAGCTGGAACTGCTGTCGCTCTTAGCATCGCGCTAGGATAAAAAATGGCAAACACATTCAAAGTCAAAACCAAGGATGGTTCGTCAGTAAACGCTAACACTGACATGACCATCTACACCTGTCCTTCTTCAACACAGACAACGATTATCGGCATGTCGATTGCGAACATTACATCTAGTCAAATTACTGTAGATGTGAAGCTAACCAATAATGACGGTGACAACATCTTTATTGTAAAGGATGCTCCTGTACCAGCAGCGAGTTCGCTTGTGCCAATCGGCGGCGATCAAAAGCTGGTAATGGAAGCGTCTGATGCTTTGGTTGTTCAGTCCAATACAGCAAACAGCGCAGATACAGCATTGAGCATCTTGGAGATCACCTAATGGCTTATGTTGGAGTGAAACCCGCTGGCATCACCAGCGCCACAGAAGCAGAGATTGCTGGCGACCTGACCGTTGACACCAACACGCTGCACGTCGATGCGTCTAACGACAGGGTTGGGGTGGGTACTGCCAGCCCTGCTGTTGCTTTGGAAATTGACGGCACTTCAGGCGAGATGCTTCGCCTTTCCTCAACCAACATCAATCAGGCATCAATAGTTGCGAGGGCAAGCGACGACACTAATCGCTGGAGAATAGGTACGTTAGCTTCAAACCCCAACTTGTTTATTGAAGCAAGCAACGCCAGCGGTGACATGATTTTCCGCACTGGCGGCGCAAATGAACGTATGCGTATCCTTGATGGCGGTGGCCTCACCTTCAACGGTGACACGGCGACGGCAAATGCGCTGGATGATTATGAGGAGGGTACACACACAGCGTCTGTAACTTGTGGAACCAGTGGAACCATTACCCTGACCGCAGTAGGCGATGACCTTTCCTATACCAAAGTTGGTAATCAAGTAAATATTAGAGGTATGTTGCAAATAGATAGTGTTTCGTCACCAGTTGGGAACATAAAGATTGACCTCCCTTTTACCAATGGTTCTGGCAGCGGATTTTCAGCAAGAACACCTTTTGAAGTATTTATCTTGAACTCATCATCTAATATTCGTGATTTCGTGGGCATATTGTTTGAAGGGGATGATAAGCTGGTTATCTATCTAGGTGATGCTGGTAATGCACAATCGGACTCTGCGCAATCACTGAGTGGCGATGAAGAAATATATGTAAATGCCACTTATAAAGTAGCGTGACCCCACCAGCCGGTGCGGGTCATTTACCCGGAGCAGAGCATCCGGGCAGACAGGTCGCAGCCATGCGACGGTAAACAGAGGAGTAAACAATGGCACTGACAAAAGAATTTGAATATGACTGCGAAGTTCGTGGCCCGTACAAGGCCGTACAGGTTCGCAAGGCAACCATCGTCAAGGATGATGGCGACGAGATTAGCCGTACCTATCACCGGCACGTCTTGCAATGCCGCACCAAGACAGGCGACACATGGGGCGATACCGACATCAGCGGTGAAGACGCATCTGTACAGGCAGTGTGCAACGCCGTGTGGACTAGCAGCATCAAGTCTGCCTACGAGACATTCGTAGACAGCCAAGAGACACCATAAGGAGCCAGATAGATGGCATACATTGGCAAATCACCTGACGGCACTGGGGTCCGCTCACGCTTCTACTACACGCAGACTAGCGGCGGTGGCACTAGCGTTACCGGCTCCAGCGATGACGGCACGACACTCACGTTCTCTGATGGTGCTTACGTCGATGTATATCTAAACGGCGTCCTGCTTGTAGCTGGCACTGACTACAATACGACGACAGCAAACACCATTAGCGGCCTAGCTGCACTGGCAAATGGCGATGTGGTCGAGGTGGTTGTTTATGACATCTTCACTGTGGCTGACACTGTGTCTGCCCTCAATGGCGGCACGTTCTCTAATAATGTGACAATCAATGGCGATCTGACCGTTGACACCAACACGCTGTTTGTAGATGCAAGTGCTGATGTAGTCGGCATAAATACAACTTCACCAGACACAGCCCTTCATGTTAAATCTGCCAATGACACTGTTGCTGTAATTGAAAGCACTGATGCAACATCAAAGTTGCAGTTGAAAGATAACAGTAGCACTAACGGCGCAAGTTTAGCTGTTACTAACGAAACTTTTTCTATCCAAGTCAACGGTGGAACACGAGCAACCATCGACAGCAGCGGCAATGTGCTGGTGGGTACGACCAACACTGACCCAGCGTTCAACAATGTAGCGGGTCAGTCAATGGCTGCGACTGGTCAGTTTCAAGTTACACGAGATGGTGGCACACCGGCTTTAATAAATCGTAAAACAGATGACGGTACGCTATTGGATTTTCGCAAAGACGGCGGCACGGTGGGGAGTATTTCCACCTCTAGTTCTGTTCTTCGTATATTCTCAACAGCTACAAACTACAAAGGACTGGCTTTCGCATTTAAAGCGATCCTACCAACAAGCAATGCAGGAGCAGATGAAGATAATTCTACAGACTTGGGGTCTGCAACTACACGCTTTGACGATGTTCACGCCACCAACGGCACAATACAAACATCTGACGAGAACGAAAAGCAGCAAATTGCCAGTCTGACCACAGCCGAAATAACGGCGGCAAAAGCCATCAGCAAGCTGTTTAAGACTTTCAAGTGGAACAGCAGCGTCACAGAAAACGGCGATGCGGCTCGTACACATACCGGCGTGATTGCACAAGAGGTGAGGACTGCAATGACTGAAGCTGGCCTAGACGCAAGTAAGTATGCGTTCTGGTGTAGCGATACTTGGTGGGAAGCTGATGCAACGTATACCGACGACGATGGTGTAGAGCAAACACATACATTGGATTACAAAACAGCCGAAGAAGCACCGGAAGGCGCAACACAGCGCACACGGCTTGGCATCCGCTATCCTGAACTGCTGGCGTTTATCGGCGCAGCAACAGAGCAGCGTCTGGCTGACCTAGAAACTCGTGTCGCGGCACTGGAGAACGCATAATGAGCAGAGCAAGAGATTTCGCAGACTTGGCCGGTTCGGCTGATGCCGGTGGCCTGACAGGCAGGAACCTCGTCATCAACGGTGATTTTCAAATATGGCAGCGTGGCACCAGCCAAACCACTGTGGGATATGGGTCAGCAGACCGCTGGCGTCTTAACGTATCTGGTGCGACTCTTACGGGTAGTCAGGGTACTTTTACTGATGGGCAGACTGCTGTTCCGGGGAACCCAAGATTTTATTTGGCCCTAGATGTTACAACAGGAAATGACAATGCTGGCTGGTTTCATCGTCTTGAGGGTACTCACGAGTTTGCTAATGATGTATACACGCTGTCTTTTTGGGCGAAGTCAGATACCCCACGTGCGATGACAGTGGGGTCTAATAGTCATGACCTTTCTGCTGATGTATTTCAAGACAATACCGTGTCACCAACGACCTTTACACCCACATCGTCGTGGCAGAAATTTACCTTCAAAGTTACGCACTCCAGCATGAACACTCTCGGCAGTTTTGCCAGCGGAGACTATACGGCATTTTTTATTACTCAAGGCAGCGACACATCAACGGCTGCTTGGAAGCTAGACCTTGCGCTAGTTCAATTTGAAAAAGGCGAGGTAGCCACGCCGTTTGAGCATCGTTCGTATGCGGATGAGTTGCAGAGGTGTAGACGTTATCTATATCGCATTGAAACAGACACGGCTAATGGTGCATTTGTAAACTTAAATGGCTGGGATACTAATAATACATACGGCTCTTTAAGGTTCCCTGTTGAAATGAGGGCCGCACCTTCATTTTCATATGGTGCTGCTTTGAGTGATTTTCTCATATTAAGTGCTGGCGCTAATTACACTCCGACGACCATTCAAAGCAATGGCAACAATAAGCATGGAATAGAACTCAATATGGTATCTACATCAAACATTACTGCGGGAAGGTCTTATTGGGCAAGAATGTCGGATACCACTAACGGTTTTATTCAGTTTGATGCGGAGTTGTAATTATGAATGACATGAATATTACGGCGGCAAAGTATATAGCTGACATCATTGATGGTGGACAAAATGTTTCTATTAAAGCGACCATTGATGGCGTAGAAATGTGTGTGCCTCTTGACCCAGCCAACCGCCACTATGCTGAAATCATGCGGCAACAGTCGGAGGGACTGCTGACCATTTCGGACGCTGACTGATGAGCAAGCCCACCGTCACATCTGTCAAAGCTGAACTCGACACCCATGAGGCAGTCTGCGCTGAACGTTGGAAGGAAACCATCCTGCGTATCAAGCGCATCGAACACATCATGATCGGCACTGCTGGCACAACAATCCTGTTACTTGTGGGGATCATAGTGAATGGATGATTCATGTATTCTTACTATTTGTCTATGTAGGTATTGGTGAAGATAAGCGTCTCATCAGCAATGATATGTATTTCCGCAGTGTTGATGACTGCGTGTACTACGCTCAACGACTGCACAAGCAAGGACAGAAAATCACCTCTTATTGTTTGCCAACGGTGGTAGATAAAGACACAAAGGTTTACTGATGCTTGCCGAACTCGCCGCAGCCAATGCCGCCTTTGCAGTTATCAAGCAAGCTGTATCCAATGGTAAAGAGATTGCCGCTGCTGGCAACGCCATCGCACAGTTTGTTGGTGCAAAAGAAAAGCTAGAACGCAAAGCCCAGCAGAAGGGCGGCGGCTCTGATCTTGAAGAGTTTTTAGCGCTAGAAAAAATCAAAGAACAAGAAAAGCAACTTAAAGAGTTGATGATCTACACAGGTCGCCCCGGCATGTGGGGTGACTGGCAGCGTTTCCAAGCAAAAGCTAGAGTAGCAAGGCGTGAGGCAGAAGTAGCAGCCGCAGCCAAACGCAAGAAGATCGTTGAGGGTACGATCATTTCTGTGTTTGTGCTGTGTTGTCTGGCTGTTCTGGGTGCCTTGGTTGCGTTAATCCTGCATCATCAAGGGAGGATATGATGGAAGTGACTATGGAGCGGTTCTTGGCGTGGAAGATCCTGCCAAGGCTTATGATGTTTATCATGACGTTTATGTATATTAGAGTCATTGAATGGGGAATGAGCCTTGATGATTTGTCTACGCAGCAAAGCGCAATGATTAGTGTAGTTAGTGGCGCTATGACTGGCGCTTTTGCGGTGTGGCTTGGGAGTGAAAAGAAATGATTCAAGCGCTTATTCCAATCATAGGTGAACTAGCTGGTGGGTGGCTAAAGGGCAAGGCTGCTGAGAAGGCAGCACAGAGCCAAGTAAAGGTAGCGAAAGCTGAAGCCGAAGCTGAAGTTATGCGCGTTGCTGCTACGCATGAGGCGGGGTGGGAGCGTGTTATGGCCGAAGCCAGCAAGGATAGCTGGAAGGACGAGGCATGGACTATATTATTTATAGTGATCATTGCGATGTGTTTCATACCGCCGTTGCAGCCATATGTGGAGCGTGGCTTCACTGCGCTAGAGTCAACACCACAGTGGTTCCAGTGGGCAATGTACGCATCGATAGCGGCCAGCTTTGGACTCCGTGGTATCAAGGGGATAAAGAAGTGAACGTAGAAAAACTAATCAATGACTTGGAAGTGGATGAGGGTTGTAAGTTTGAAATCTACAACGACCATCTAGGATACCCAACATTTGGCATCGGCCATCTGATTACCGAAGATGATCCAGAACACGGCCAGCCTCTCGGCACCCCGATTTCTGGGGATCGGGTGCGAGAGGCTTTCGAGAAAGATGTAGATCGTGTGCGTATGGATTGCTTGAAGCTGTATCCAAACTTCACTGACTTACCTGACGACGCACAATTAATAATCGCAAATATGATGTTTAATATGGGGCTACCGCGCTTGTCTCAGTTTAAAAAGATGAAGGCGGCTGTAGATGCTGGTGATTGGGAAGAGGCTGCTAACCAGATGGAGCAGAGCCGCTGGTATCGTCAAGTGACGAATAGGGCGGAACGATTGATTGAGCGGATGCGCCTTCTCGCTGTTCCTGTGTAAGCATCTCAATGGCTGCCTGTTGAAACCGGGCAGCCATGTGCATCATTTGGATTGGTGTCTGTGGCAGAGTGTGCAGCTTGCCGTCCACACTTACAATGATGCCGTCGTTTCTAGGTACAATAATCATTGTTGTCTCCATAAGAAAGGCGGACAAGCCGAAGCCTGTCCGCCAGTTTGCTAGGAGGATCGGAGAACCAAAACCGACCTGCTAGAAAGGTATATCATCATCGTCCTCTTGTGAAGCAGCTTCTTGCTGTGGCTCTGGTTCTTGCTGCTGTTTCTGTTTCTCGCTGACTTTGAGTGACATGAACTTGCGTCCGTCTTTCTCACCACGCCAACCAGCAATGCGCCAGTCTTGATGCAAGCCGTCGAGTGGGCCTGAGTAGTCCGGCGCTTTGTCATTGCCGTTCTTGTCGTTGCTGAACAGGACACCGATCTTCTGGAAGATCTCAAGACGCTTCTCGCCTGTGTTTGTTTCAGCAGTGACAATGACAACCTGCATGTCTTCGCCCATGACGTTCAGCTTGCCATTCAGCAGCAGACGTTGTTCGGGCCAAGGTTTGCCAGCGATGCCAGAGTTTCTGTTGTCGTATTCAGCCATTTGGCTTTTCTCCTGTGATGA